CAGGCACGTAGCCAACAAGAGCTTTAATGCCGAAGGTACTATGCAGAAGTGTACACTCTTTGGTCAGCATCTGTTTGGTCAGGGTGGTAAGTACATCACCGTATGTGAGGGTGAGCTTGATGCCCTGTCTGCATTCGAAATGATGGGTAGCAAGTGGCCTGTAGTATCTGTACGTAACGGTGCACAGTCAGCAGTGAAGGACTGTAAGGAACAGTTTGAATACCTAAACAAGTTCGAGAACATTGTGCTATGCTTCGACAACGACGAGGCAGGTAAGGCAGCAGCTCAACGTGTTGCCCAAGTGTTCGAGCCTAACAAGTGTAAGATTATGTCACTCACATACAAGGATGCCAACGAGTATCTGAAGAACAACAAACGTGAAGCATTCACCAAAGCATTCTGGGAGTCACGACCCTACACACCAGCAGGTATTGTAAACCTTGCCAACTTCAGTGGCCTGTATGATACAGACAATCGTCAGACTGTACCGTATCCATACGAAGGATTGAACGACATGCTGTATGGCATGAGGACAGGTGAGCTTATTACATTCACAGCAGGTACAGGTGCAGGTAAGTCCAGCATCATACGTGAGCTTGAACACCACCTACTCAAGAGCACAGACCACAACATCGGCATTGTATCTCTTGAAGAAAACTGTCCTCAAACTATCTTCCACCTGATGTCGGTCGAGGCCAACAAGAGAGTGTACATCGACGAGGTACGTGCAACTATCCCACAGGAAGAGCTTGACCAGTACGAGAAGGCAACCGTAGGCACAGGTCGTCTGTTTGCCTTCGACCACTTTGGTTCCATTGGTACAGATGAAATCATGTCCCGTGTTCGATACATGGTGAAGGCACTTGATTGTAAGTTCATTATCATTGACCACCTGTCCATCTTGGTGTCAGGCTTAGAGGGTGAGGACGAACGTCGTAACATCGACAAGATTATGACAATGCTACGTAGCCTAGTCGAGGAGACACAGTGTTGTATGCTTCTTGTATCTCACCTACGTAGAGCAGGTGGTGACAAGGGACAGGAGCAGGGAGCACAGATTAGTCTGTCACAGCTACGTGGTTCACATAGCATTGCACAGATCAGTGATGCAGTGATTGCACTTGAACGTGACCAACAGGCTAAAGATCCCATCGAAGCTAACACAACGTCAGTTCGTGTACTAAAGAATAGGTATGCAGGTGAGACAGGTATAGGTGCTTTCCTGTTGTACGACAAGGACACAGGTCGAATGAAAGAGATCAACGACCCAACACAGAGAGACGACTTTGATGTAGTAGATAAAGGAGATTACTTATGATTAAAACAACAAAGAGACCATTCGACAGAGCTTTGTACAACGCATCTGACCAGCCAGCAAGGAACGTGATTGTTTCCTACCTAACGAATAACGGTCACAAAATACTTGATACTAAAGAGGATTATAATGTTGACATCAAGAGCATTAAAGGAGATAATAAGTACTTCTCTGAGGTTGAAATCAAGTGGGGATGGAAGGGTGACTGGAATCCTAGCTGGACAGAGATACGAATACCATATCGTAAACAGAGACTGATAGACAAGAAGGAGAAGGCAGACGAAAGCAATTCATTCCTTAACTTCTATGTCATACGTAGTGACCTAGAGTATGCTTGGAGAATCAAAGACACTCTTATGATTGAGTCCGAGGTACGTGAGGCAAGTGGACGATACATCACAAAGGGTGAGCAGTTCTTTCACATTCCATACGAGAAAGCAGAGTTGATACAATTATGAAGCTAGTAGTAGACATTGAAACAGACAGCCTAGAAGCTACAAAGATATACTGTATCGTAGCTAAGGATATAGAAACAGATCGTATCTATACGTACAAGGAGGGGAGCCTACATCATGCTAAGTCATTGATTGAACAAGCAGATATACTTGTTATGCACAACGGTGTATCCTTTGATGCACCTGTGTTGAAACGTCTACTAGATTGTAACATACCTCTGGCTAAGATACGTGACACACTTATCTTATCACAGATGGCTGACCCCAATCGTGAAGGTGGTCACTCACTAGATGCTTGGGGTAAGTCACTAGGCTTTGCCAAGCTAGACTTCAAAGACTTCAGTGGGTATACTACAGAGATGCTAAAGTATTGTATTCGTGACGTAGAGCTTACAGCTAAGGTATACAGTTCACTAGTACCAGTGATGACTAAGTTCTCACCACGTAGCATCAAGCTTGAGCATCAGATACGTGCCATCATTGACCAACAGGAAAAGAATGGTTTCACTCTTGATGTTCAATCTTGTATGCAACTTGTAGCTAGACTATCTGAAGAGTCACATGAAATCAGGCAGCAGCTACGTGTTACGTTCCCACCCATAACTGAGATACGTTACTCAGATAAGACAGGCAAACGACTGAAGGACAAGGTGACTGAGTTCAACCCTGCTTCCAGACAACAGATTGCACAACGTCTTATGGACAGGGGATGGAAGCCTAGCAAACGTACAGACAAAGGTCACGTAATTGTAGGTGAAGAGATACTTGAAACGATTGACATGCCAGAGGCTAAGATCATTTCACGTTACCTCTTACTAGAGAAACGTATATCACAAATCAAATCGTGGATAGATGCAGTAAAGGAAGACGGTCGTGTACATGGTAGGGTGTTGACATTGAGAGCCGTGACAGGCCGTATGTCTCACACCTCACCTAACATGGCACAAGTACCTGCTGTGTATTCACCATATGGAAAGGAATGCAGAAGTGTATGGACTGTTGGTGATAATGGGTATACTTTATTGGGTAGTGATGCTTCAGGTTTAGAGCTACGTATGTTGGCTCACTACATGAATGACCCTGACTACACCAAAGAAGTTGTAGAGGGTGACGTACACACAGCCAATCAACTGGCTGCTGGTCTACCCACCAGAGACAATGCAAAGACTTTTATCTATGCCTTCTTGTACGGTGCAGGAGCTAGCAAGATAGGTAAGATAGTAAACGGTACAGCCAGAGATGGACAGGTACTGATTGATAACTTCCTAGACAGAACACCAGCCCTAAAGAAACTAAGGGCTATGGTAGACAAACTATCTAGCAGAGGTTATCTTGTAGGTTTGGATGGACGTATACTACACGTTCGTTCACAACATGCTGCACTCAATCTACTACTACAGGGTGCAGGAGCAATTGTGTGTAAGGAATGGTTGAAACATATAACCATCGAGGCACACAAACGTAAGCTAGACTACAAGCTAGTGGCTAGCATACACGACGAGTACCAGTTCGAAGTCAATCAGCAACATGCAGAGGAGCTTGGACAGGTTACTAAGTGGGCAATGAAAGAAACTGAGAAGTCTCTTTTAGTTAAGTGTCCACTAGATAGTGAGTACAAGACAGGTAAATCTTGGGACTTAACTCACTAGTTAAAAAAAGATGTTGACATTCGATTGTGGATGTGGCATTATATAATGGCTGACTACATGAGTTAGTTAGCTCAATCAACATAGCAACCTACCCGTTACTATGTAACATAAACCAAAACGAAAACCATATTTAGGAGATATAAAACATGACAGTTATTTCAGGAACAGCATACTGGGCACACGTACAACAACCTAACACAACATACGAACCTGTTTACTCTATCGACATCATGGTCGATGAGAACAATCGTGCAGCCATCGAAGCTGATGGTATCCCAATCAAGAACAAAGGTGATGACCGTGGTGACTTCGTGCAGATCAGACAGAAGGTAGCACGACGTGACGGCTCAGAGAACCCTGCACCAGTTGTTGTAGATGCCAACAAAGAACAAACCAAAGTTCTGATTGGTAACGGTAGTAAAGTAAACGTACTATACACTCCCTACGAATGGAGCATGAACGGCAAGTCAGGTGTCTCACCTTTGCTGAAGAAAGTTCAAGTCGTTGATCTAGTTTCTTACGGTGAAGACTTTGACGTGGTGCAAGGTGGTTACGCAGAGACAGAGGACACAATGAATGACGAAGTGCCTTTCTAATATAGGCTAACAACACGGGGGGAACATAAGAAGTCGGTTCCCGAAGGCAGATAAGGAGGGCTGGGTACTCTGCCACATTTATAGGAGAATACTAATGAGTATGATTGAAGACACATTCTTTGCTGCCAACTTTGTATTCCTTTACTTTGCTATAGTAGGTTTCATTCTAGGATGGATGATGCCAAGGGGCAGGTACTTGAAATACTTACAGTTAAAGTTCTTCAAGATTCTGCACAACTTCTTTGCAGACGAAGAGGAATACATACAACACAAGGTGGAACGAATTAAACAAGTAACTAAACCATATAGGAAAAAGTAATGACTGACACCGACATCGTATTAATTTTAATAAGCATAACTACTTTTCTTTGTGTAACTTACACATACATTTTATTGAGAGAAGTAAATCAATTCAAACAAACAGTTTCACAATGGATACAAGATGACACTGACAGAACACGGTAAGAAACTAGATCAGTGCCTCTGGGTGCTGAAGTACTTTGGTACTGTAGAACAAAGAGAGTACTACAAGAACAACAAATCTTACCTTCAGTGGGTAAGTCAATGTGAACAAGTTATAGAATCAAACAGATTGGGATATTAAAATGAAAACTATCGACACTCTAGTAACAGACATATATGAGACACTTGAGCAGGGTGTCGATACGAGCCGAGCAGACGTGCAGGATCTTCTTGAAGAGTTCGGGAAGGATGCACAGGCTGCCGTAGCCATGATGCTTAGGGAGGGAAAACGTGAAGGTAAACAAAACCTACGGCTCTCTCAAATCGGTAAGCCAGACCGTCAAATCTGGTACGGGCTTCATGGTGCAAAGGAAGAGCCTCTAACTGGACAGACCCGAATCAAGTTCCTCATGGGTCACCTATTGGAGGCTCTTCTAATTGCTCTGACTAAGGCAGCAGGGCACACAGTAGAAGATGCACAGGGAGAGGTAGTAGTTGAGGGTGTGTTAGGCCATCAGGATTGTATCATTGATGGTGTACTGACCGACATCAAGACTGCTTCTTCATATGCCTTCAAGAAATTTAAAGAAGGTACGTTGTCTGACAATGATCCATTCGGTTACATAGCACAGATCAGTGCCTATGCTACGAAGAATGATCGTAAGGAAGCAGCCTTCTTTGCTATCGACAAGAACAACTCAGAGCTTACAGTGTTGAAGGTACATGAGATGGAGATGATTGATGCTCCTGCCCGTGTACGTGAACTAAAGAAAGTAAAAGAGATGGACTTCCCACCTGCCCGTTGCTACAAGGATGAGCCAGATGGTGCGTCAGGTAACCGTAAGCTTGCAATAGGCTGTGTGTTTTGTAGCTACAAGAAAGACTGTTGGGCAGATGCTAACAATGGTAAGGGGCTACGTGGATTCCAGTACAGCAATGGAGTACGTTACTTAACAAACGTAGGTAAGGTTCCAAACGTAGACGAAATAGAATTATAATGGGTTTCAAAAGAAAAAAATATAATCACAGTTACAAATCTAATTCTGAAAAGAGTGCAGCCGACCAGCTATCAAGTAAGAAAATAAAGTTTGAGTATGAAACATTAAAGCTACCTTACGTCTGGAGTGAAGACAAGAACTACATCCCAGACTTTATCCTACCCAATGGTGTGATACTAGAAGTAAAGGGACGGTTTATGATTGAGGATAGAAAGAAACATCTATTCATTAAGTCAACCTACCCTGAGCTAGACATCAGGTTCGTGTTTGATAATCCATACAGGAAGTTATACAAGGGTGGTAAGATGACCTATGCAGATTGGTGTGACAAACACAAATACATTTACTGTAAATTAGGTGACGGCATCCCACAGGATTGGCTTGACAAACAGGATGCAAAGTAGTAATATCAATATCATACTGGATGAGTTTCGTCCAGACGAGTCGTCACCTGAACGTACACTATTCCTATGTGTATTACTTCAGGCACTACTAGATGCAACCAAACAAGGTTATAAGGGTGAGCCGACTGAATCAAAGATAGATAGGGACAGAGCTACGGCTTGGTTCTTTGCTTCATACGGCACAACTGCAAAGGATTTCGAAGAGGTATGTAGTCATGCAGGGGTTGACCCAGACTACATGAGAGACTATGCTTTTAAAGTATTAAAATCAGGAGAGATAGAATATGTTAGAAAAAGAATCAATGCAATCCTCGGACACTGACGGATATGAGTTGTTCGGGGACATGATGGATGGGGATGCAGTAAACAACCCATCACACTACAATGCTAAGGGTGTCGAGGCTATTGTAGCTATCGAAGCCAGTATGTCAGACGAAGAGTTCAGAGGTTATCTAAAGGGTAACTGTATGAAGTATATGTGGAGATACAACTACAAGGGCAAGCCTGTAGAAGACTTGCAAAAAGCACAGTGGTATCTCAATAAGCTTATTGCATCTGTAGAATAAGTATAGTATAATTCAAACTCTTGGACATTTGAAATGAACGTAACATACATAGATCATATGGGCAGTGACTTAACAGTCGTTAACTCTGCCAGAGTTTCCTTCAACAAGGAATCACAACTAGAACAAAAGGTGGGACACAGTGACTTATCTGATAAAGATGTTAAACTTATCAAGTACTTGGCAGATCATGGTCATTGGTCTCCATTCTCCCACTGCTCTATTCAATTCAGAATCGAAGCACCCCTTTTCGTAGCAAGGCAATTAGTCAAACATCAGGTAGGATTAGCTTGGAATGAAGTTAGTCGTAGATATGTAGACTCTTTACCGTCATTCTACACTCCTAAGATGTGGAGGAAGAGAGCAGACAACGTAAAGCAGGGTAGCTCTGAGGAGCAGGTGGAGTACGATATAAGCCAGTACACGTTGGCTTGTATCAATGAGTACCAACATATGTTAGATGCAGGGATTGCCCCTGAGCTAGCTCGTATGGTGCTCCCACAGAATATGTACACAGAATGGTATTGGTCTGGTTCATTGTATGCCTTTGCTAGGGTATGCAAGCAGAGACTAGACAGTACATCACAAAAAGAAACACAGTATATTGCAGACTTAATTAGTCAAGAATGTGCAAGACACTTTAAGCATAGCTGGAAACAATTAACTGGAGAGGAGTATAGGGTTAGAAATGACAAACAATACATTGAATAATACATTGCCGACAGACTACCAAACATTCATTGCAACGTCACGTTATGCACGTTGGATTGAGGAAGAGAACCGTCGTGAGACTTGGACTGAAACAGTTGCACGTTTCATTGACAACATTGTACGTCCTGCTTATGACGACCCTAAAACAATCAATGAGATTGAAGAAGCCATCCTAAACTTAGAGGTCATGCCTTCAATGAGAGCCTTGATGACGGCTGGTCCTGCTGCAGATCGTGACAACACCTGTGTATATAACTGTAGCTACCTACCTGTAGACCACCCACGTGCCTTCGACGAGGCTATGTTTATTCTACTATGTGGTACAGGTGTAGGCTTCAGTGTTGAACGTCAAGCTATCCAGAAGCTACCATATGTTCCAGTTGAGTTGTCTGAGACAGATGACATGATTGTTATACAGGACAGCAAAGAAGGTTGGGCTAAGGGGCTACGTAAACTAATCAACCTGTTGTATCTAGGTGACGTGCCTAAGTGGGACTTGTCGAAGATACGTCCTGCAGGTACACGACTAAAGACTTTCGGTGGTCGTGCCTCTGGACCTGAGCCATTGAATGATTTGTTTAACTTTGTTACAGCTAAGTTCAAGGGTGCAGCAGGTCGTAAGCTTAACAGTGTTGAGTGTCACGACATCATGTGTAAGATTGGTGAGGTTGTGGTAGTAGGTGGTGTACGTCGTAGTGCCATGATTAGTTTATCTAACCTATCTGATGACCGTATGAGACATGCTAAGTCTGGTCAGTGGTGGGAGAATGAAGGCCAACGTGCACTAGCTAACAACTCTGTTGCCTACACAGAGAAGCCTGACATGGAAACATTTATGAGAGAGTGGACTGCTCTTGTAGAATCTAAGTCAGGTGAACGTGGTATCTTCAGCCGTGAAGCTGCAGATAAACATGTAGAACGTAATGGTCGTCGTGAGACAGGACATGAGTGGGGTACTAACCCATGTAGTGAAATCATCTTACGTCCATATCAATTCTGTAATCTAACAGAGGTGGTGGTGAGACCAACTGACACAGAGAAGAGCTTGTCTAGGAAGATTAAACTTGCTACAATACTGGGTACGATTCAATCAACCTTCACCCATATGCCTTATCTACGGCCTATATGGAGGAAGAATACAGAGGCAGAGAGGCTGTTGGGTGTGAGCCTGACTGGTATTATGGACAATGAACTTACTTACAAAGCAGATAAAAAACTATTGGAGAAACTCAGGGGTGTGGCTGTACAAACAAATATCGAAGCTGCAGAAAAGCTTGGAATCAATCAGTCATCAGCCATCACTTGTGTCAAGCCTTCGGGTACTGTATCACAGCTTGTTGATAGTGCCAGTGGCATTCATGCTAGGCATAGTGAGTATTATATCCGTACTGTACGAGGGGATAACAAAGATCCTCTCACACAATTCCTAAAAGATTCTGGCATACCATCAGAGCCTTGTGTAATGAAGCCTGACAGCACGACTGTCTTCAGCTTCCCTACTAAGTCTCCTGACAATGCAGTCACACGTAACGACATGGATGCTATTGAGCAGCTAGAGTTGTGGAAAAGCTATGCACTGAACTGGTGTGAGCACAAGCCATCTGTCACCATCACAGTACGTGAAGCTGAGTGGATGAAGGTAGGTGCTTGGGTGTACGAGAACTTTGACATCTGCTCTGGTGTATCTTTTCTACCTCACTCAGATCATACCTATGCACAGGCTCCCTATCAGGATTGTGACAAGGCTACGTACAAGGAAGCTTACTCTAAGATGCCAAAGGTAATCGACTGGGTTAAGTTGTCAGAGTATGAGATGGAAGATAACACAGCAGGATCACAGACATTGGCATGTAGTGGTGACTCTTGTGAAGTGGTTGACCTGATATGAGAATGGTAGCAGAGATATGGGGCAGGGAAAACTGTACCTACTGTATCAAAGCAAAAGAACTTTGCACACAAAGAAACATACCATTTGAGTATATAGATGTTAACACACCTGATCTTCTTGATTCGTTTAAGAAAAACTTTCCAGACCAGAAGACAGTGCCACAGATAAAACTTAATACTAAGTACGTCGGTGGCTACACAGAGTTAGCTAATAAACTAGACAATGAACCTTAGAGTATACGGGATAGATTCTTCTAGCCCCTGCAAGACGGCCTGTGAGTTAGATGCTGACAGGTCGTTTTGTTTAGGTTGTGGTAGAACAGTCTCAGACATTAGAAACTGGAGTAAGATGTCTGACGATACAAAAATTAAATCAAAGTTTGAAGCACAGAAAAAACTTCTTGACATCTTATAGTATATTTACTATAATAGTAGTTGACGGTGGGGAGTACCTCCTTCTCTAACGATTCCTCTCTCACTCCCTGCCGTCATTAGGAGGTTTATATGACAAAGATAGAACAACTACACGTCGGAATACAAGCATGGAAGAAACTAGGATGGCTACCATACTGTCCAAATAACGTAAGAAAGTATATCTCTTTCATTCCTTTTTACATGCCATACAATCTGATGAGAAGAAAAATATACAACGGTTATACATTAACAATGGGTAATAAAAAGAATGTTTAATGTACGTACCCCTACTATATATGTAGGCTATGACGTAAGAGATCACAGAGCCTACGAAGTATTACATGAATCAATTAAAAACTACACAGACAAGTATCCAATCGTACCTTTGATTGAGCCAGTGCTCCGTAAGATAGGTCTGTTTCGTAGAACACATAATACATTTAAACATAATCCAATGCAGAAGTATGATGCCTTTGACGGTAAACCATACAGCACAGACTTTACATTCACACGATTCCTTGTCCCTAGTTTAAACCTACATAGTGGGCTGGCATTGTTTATGGATGCTGACATGCTAATGAGGTCAGACCCTACAGAAATCTTTGAGACATATGGCAGACAGAAGCAGTATGCAGTACAGGTGGTTAAACACAAATACAATCCAGAGGCAGGGGTTAAGCTAGATGGTGTAGAACAAACACGTTACCATAGAAAGAACTGGTCTAGTTTTATTTTGTTTAACTGTGACCACGAAAAGAATAGGCAGCTTACGGTAGACGATGTAAATCTAAAGTCTGGTTCTTGGCTGCACTCTTTTGGTTGGCTAGAGGACGACGAGATAGGCAGCATCAACGAAGAGTGGAACTGGTTGGACGGTCACTCAGATCCTTTCATCGAACCTAAGAACGTACACTTTACCACAGGTGGTCCTTGGTTTAACAAGTGGAAGCCGTCACGTTTAGTTGACGAAGCATTCAGTGAAGAGTGGCTCAAGGCAGAACAATTAATAACAACAAAGAGAGTAATGGAGAACATGTAATGTATACGTTTGTAACATCATTTAATAAAGAATCATACAACACATATGGACTAGAGATGTTAAAGTCTGTCAGTGAAAACTGGAAGACAACTGCAGGTATGTTACGTTTAGTTGTATACGTAGAAGGCTTTGATAGTTTAGACGAGCTACCAGAACACGAGTTTAATCCTGTCATTGAGTACCGTCACCTTGAACACGTAGAGGCACGTACTGTTTTCCTAGAACGTAACTCAGATAAGAACGGCACTCTTGAAGGTGGTCACTATAACTACCGTATGGATGCTGCACGTTTCTGTCACAAGGTATATGCTTTCTCTGATCTAGCATTTGAATTAATTTCAGATGACTACAGAGGTTGGCTTGTCTGGTTAGATGCCGACACGGTTACTACAAAAGAGTTTACTGCTGGTGATGCAGCTAAGTTACTACCAGAAAGTAAAGAGGTAGTACACCTTGGTCGTATTGACATCGACTACAGTGAGACAGGGTTTGTAGGATGGAACTTAAACATGCACAATGCAGCATCTCTTATTACAGACATGAGGGGTGCATATGATACCGATGAGATCTTTGGTTATAGAGAGTGGACAGATGCTTTCTTATTTGAACGTCTACTAAATATCTATAAGGCTCACGGCATGG